GCGTATCGTCTAAACATCAGGAGTACCTTGTCCGCTTGCGTCGATCAGACATAACAGCGCCACAACCCCGATGGTTACGACGAACTTCTCCACCATCTGCTTTCTTTACAATGGTCTTCACATTTGTTGGCTTTCCGCCCACACCTTGTGCCTTAGCGCGCTTTCGTTTGACGGCACTACGACGCTCGCCTTCAGTCATTTGATTGGCTTTAGACCGCGGCACACACTTTGGATACTTGCGCTTTGAACCTTCAACTTTCTTTCGTCCACACGCTTGGAATTTGCCATCTTTCTTAGGCGCGCCAATATCAACCCAATCGCCTTTTGAGTCTGTTTTTGAAAACCATTTGGTTAGGCTCATGCGATCTTAGTGGGCTTGCGCTTGTTGGGCAGCATGCCACTGAATCCTCTAGGGTCTATTACACGAGCGCGTTTAGCGGCAAATCCGCCAGCGTTCATGTTTCTTGGCTTTGGGCCTTTGAAGTCTTTACGCTTCACGCCAGAAGGATCTTTAATTTTTCCTGCACAGATTTTGCTGGCATAAGCATTTGCATACGCAGACGGGTATACCTTGAACTTACGCTTGGCTGCCGCCTTGCCTCTTGCACATAGTTTTGTCATGAACCTACACTCACTACGATTGCTCCTTCATTAACAACTTGAACAGAACCAACCTGACCTTGTGCTTCTAATGAAAGATTCGCGCTGGTTAAAGTAATCCAGTTATCGCCATCATACACTTGCAAAGCATTTATAGTCGTGTTCCAGATTAGATCACCAGCGTTGAATTTTAAAGTATCTCTTTTGTTTTCAGTGAATTGCGCTGTTGCGTCTGGATCAAAGGCATCCAAGCTTATCTCTAAAAGCCGAACCGCCTTGTTAAAAGTAACGCCATTTACATTAGCGTTGCCATTAACAAACGGTAATCTGCCTTGTAGTAACTTGCTCATCGCCGCCCATTAGGCTGTATATCTAAACGGGTGCCACCAATTCTAAACCCAACACCCGTGCGAACACCTGTCGTGCCGTCATCATCAGACTCAAATCGCACAACCGCTTGGCGCGCTCTAGCTCGAGTATCTACTTTGGTGGTGGTGCTGGTGATCGTGGACGTTTGATCCGTGGTCAATGTGTTACCTGGGAAGTTTCTTGCCTTTAACACAAAGTTTATTGTTTGGTTTTCACCGTCACCTGTAAACTTCACATCTGGTATACACCTACGCACAAACTGAAAGTCCTCACCTTCTCCAATATCAAAGTCTGCGCTCTCAATAAACACGTTGTCCATTGGAGAGCCATCGTCATCAAATCCAGTTTCGTGCTTGTAGATCAAGTTGCTGTTGCTGTCTGATCCATATGCTGCAGCCCTAGGGAACGACTCTATGCCCTCATCAAGCCAAGCTGTGCGAGATAGCTGGCCAATAGACCAAGTTTGTTCTAGATAGTTGTAGGCCACATAACGATTAACTACGTCTGAATCTGATGAACAATAGAACCAACCAACCTCATCAAACTGTTTGTTAACAAACCCAAAGACTTGGAATGCTTGGCCTTCATTTAAGTCATCAAACACATAAGAATGCACGCTACAAGACAGTGGCTGAACCGCTCCCTGGTACGAGTAAAAGCCTTTCTTGTCCATCCAAAATACGCCAGATGGTGTATTCACCACAGCGTTAGGCCCAATCAAGCTCACACCTTCATTGATCAAGTTCAAGCCAAACGTTAATGGAGGCCCAATAAACTGCAGGCTATACAGCGCAACGTCAGTCCATATAAGCGTTTCCTGTCTTGCTCTAAGGCCACCAATAATTTGTGAGCCAGCTGAACAGCGCAGTGAACCTGCGGTGTTTGTGGATAATGGTTCCCACTCAGCAGCATTCTCTTGATCGGAGAAAGCAACCAGCAGTGGGTCAACAGACCCAGACCTAGCGCCACTCACAATTGGATCTGCACCTAGAACGATCGCGTGTCTATCAACATCAGATACCAGCACTTGCAGCCCCACAGTTGGGGCAAGATTAGCGCCAGTTAAAGATGTTAAAGGAAGTGCTCTAGAAGAGAAGCTTGTGTAGTCCCAGTAGAAAATGCCACCACCTCGCACACAAGACAACAAGTCTTCACCAAATGAATCCAGCGACCACAATCTTAACTGATTAGATGCACTGATTGCGCTTGTAGAACCCCAGCCACCAGCACTCCAGGCACCAGCGCCAAACCCCGAACCAGCAACAAACACATCTAAGCCGACATTGATTTGATAAGACCCATCAACACCCGAACCGCCATTGCCTGTATCAGAAGCGTTGGCTGTAACAGCAGCGCCACTCGTGTCTTTTGCTGTAATCGTGTAACTGTTTGTGTCAACGATAGTGGCTATTTCGTATTCTTGATTTAATACTTCAGCTGTTATGTTGCCGCCCAAGGATACAGCGCCAGATATGGTGACAAAGTCTCCCTTAGCCGCGCCATGGCTTGAATCTGTAACCGTAAGCGTAGAAGAACCATTTACAGCAGCAAACGTAATGCTGTTTGTAGATGTTTTTCTTATGGGGGTGATATCGTCGTAGCCAGCGCCTTCCTGTATGTACAGCTTGGTACGAGTTCCTAGAGCAAGTAGCTTCGTACCATCAAGCGCAACCCAACCCAGAAGCTTTCTGCCTGTGCCGTTGTACGTTTCAGTAATGTACTTTTCCCAACCACCTATCTTTTCAGGAAATCCTTTTCGGAAGCGCACCAAGTTGCCGTCAAACCACCCGCCTTCTGCTGTGTAGTCAGTGCCTTCTTTATTGATGCCAGGGTTGAAGATAAACTTTTGCAAAGCCATTACTGATACTCCCCTGTGCGGATCATCTCAGTCACCTCAACGGCACGGTTGCCTACTTGCTGACTCCAACGCGAGTCCATGAACTCATCGGCTGCAATATCAAACTGTTCACGAGACATCGCCTCCAAAGCGTTAACAAATCCCCGTAATCGGGTGAGGCCAAGGTTGAAACAGATGTCAATCATCGCATCTTGTCGCGCTTCGTTGAGTGCGGGGAACCAAAAGTATGCGTCTGTAAGTTCTTGCTTAACACGAGTTATGTCATTTATTAACAAAAAATCTATTTCGTCTTCGGTCAGCCCAAGGCCAGACTCGCTGATATTGCGGCCAACGCCTAAAGTTTCATAACCAGCGGAGCATAGGTACACATGACTACGCACACCCTCGTGACGCTTCAACATTTCAATTAGTTCATTAGCCATTACTTCTCCCTACTCACGCCTCTGGTCTTCTCGTAGCTCCTCATAGCGCCGAGACCTAACATCCCAGTCATAGTAGTCATCAGCAGTGACGGATCTATCTCTGGAACTTCTACCCAGATACCTGCAATCGGCGCGATCAGTACATGATACAGAAGACCCAGACTACAGCACCAACCAATGCTAGGACGCCACCCGGCAACGAATAACGACTTATGTGCAGCTTCTACCTTATTGACCTCTAGCTGCCCCTTGGCTAGTTCATTCGCATGTCGCTCTGCAAGAGTGCTCAACTCAAAGGCGATGCGATTCTTCTCGTCTTTGTCCTCAATTACCTTATCTAGTAGCTGAGTGGCTGGGCCTATGATTGATCCGAGTATGCTCATTACGCCACCTTAAACACGACATTAAAGCAACGAGGGCACAGCGTTTTTGCTTTGTGGTGTATGAAGTGCATCACATGGCCCCTCTTATTGCACCGCTGGCAGCGTATTTCAGTTCTTTTGTCATCGCTCACCTCTTCGCCATATACGCTGTAGCGCCAAAGTATAGCCCTACAATAGACGCCTGACTAAGAAACAGCATGTCGCTCAGAGAAGCCATAGTGGACAGACGGGACTCAGGGATAAATGGCATAAGTGGTAGTAAAGCGTAAACCACCATACTAGAAAGACTAACCCAAGCCATTCGTCGTTGACTATCTGCTTTCTCTTCACGCAGTTCGATCTCAACGAGTTCTTGATTTCGCGCCAATTCTTCATCGCTCACGACCCCATCTCCATCCAGGTCGTATTGAGCATACCGCGATTTAGGCTCTAGTTTCTTAGGACTCATTAGTCATCATCCTGTTTGGCTGGGTCACGAAACAGTATCTTGGTACCTGCTTCTGAGGTAGGTATCTCTCTTACACGGCAGTAGGTCTTGAAGTAGCTGTTATTACTTAGTAGCTCATTTATCTTGCCTACAGACTGTGCGTTAAGCGCCTTGGAGTATTCTAAGCACGAGGTCAGTTCTCTAAAGTACAACTCCTCGCCCGTGGGTTGCCCACGCTCAAGAACAATCAATACAAAAATCATCATGGTCATGCGCGTATGTCCAATGAAAGCTGATCTTCAACCTTTACAATAGTAGAAAGAACTTCGCCGTTTTTATAGTAATAATACGTTTCGCTGTAATGCGTTGTGGCTTCTACTTTGTCGGTGCGAGTGCGACTGATCTGATCTAACCGCAGCAGCCTGTGTATCTTGTCTTTGACCACCACCTCTGACGGTGCGTTAACGCTGTTGGGAAATACTGGCGGAATATCCACTTAGAGCCTCCGCTTTTTCTGCACAGCCTGAGCACGCACAGCTTTTGGCTTAACAAGTTCCCAAGTAAGCAGTTCTACATCAAGCTGGTGTGCTGTGCCTAAAACACGCGGCATCGTGTTCTGTATGTAGATCTGAGCGCCGTACCCGCACTGGCGGTGGTTGTATCGTAACCATGCCAATGCAAGGCAATGACGGTATGCAGGAGGATCGACTAGCTCTAACATGCGCCACTCCCGTAAATCGCAAAACAGATTCGGGCTGGCGGGGTTGTATTCTAGTTCTGATTCTTCAGCATAATTTCTATTAATTGCTGAAGTTTTTGATCTGATGCTTTGGCTGTCTCGCTCTGCTCCGCCAATGAATCGACGATAGCCTCGATCTTTGTCGCATTGACTGCTGCGAGTTTTCCCGTGGCTTGGGCCTCTTCAACAACACTTACAACGGCGGCTTCAATTCGGTCTACTTCTTCTTGTGTAGCCTGTGCTTGCGCCTGACTAGCACCCCAGACCATTGCGCCTGACAGCGCAGCAGCGCCAATAGGTAAGGCCCACGTTGGGACTTTAATTGTTCCTTCATCTGACATGTCAACCTCCTAAAAATTGTGGCACTAAAATGCTCACTACAATTAAACCGATAATCCACCATAACCTATTGGATACAGTGTCCATCTTTGCTTCAAGCTCATCAAACCGCCTAGACCCACTTGCAAGGCGTTCCTCAATACGCAGGTAACGCTGCTCACACACTTGCTCGTGAGTAGAGATCTGATTCAATGCCTTATCACCGTTGTCCAAGCCCCATTCCTCTGCCATCGCTAGATAGCACATAGTTATTCTTTGGCTTTACCCACATTGAGTGCCAGGGCTTCAATTATGGGGTAGATATACTTCGCCATAAACGCATCATCCTTGGGAGTGGGCGTGGCGGCGCACACAGCAGACGCAACGACTGACAATGTGGTTAGGGTAGTCACGATTTCAAACAAACTCATTAGTGTTCCTTAAAGCCTTCGGGCAGACCTTGTGCGGTCTCAGGCTCTTCAACAGGCTGTACACCTTCAACGATGCTCTGAGTATAGGCTTGCAGCAATACGTTACGCTCTGAGATCTGCTGTTGCAGTGCAGCGATTTCACGACGGATCTCTGCGACTCTGGCGATGTGAGCCTGAGTCTCGACCTTCAAATCACCGAAATTGTACTCTTCGTCGTTGATTACGATTTTTTGTTCTTCACTCATTACCAAGGCACTCCAGTAGCCTGTGTTGCTGCACGATCAATCTGCGCTTGAACCTTCGCAGTGCGCTCTGCTTCGATTCGAGCCTTGTACTCTTCAGCGGTTTCGTCTTCGGGGCCACCATTGCTAGGGCCTTTGTTCGCTTCCCAGATCCAGCCAAGTACATCAGCTTCAGTAAGATCGTCATAAGCAATATAATCGCTATCAGACGCATCATAGGTGAAGCGAGCTTTGCCGCCTTCTGTTGCAGTTTCGCCACCTTCGCCATCGCTCGCAGCGACTAGGCTCCAGTAAGCCAAGATAACGCCACCATCAGCGTCTACATGGGTCATGTTACTGACCGACCAAGTTGTATTTATAGCCATTCGCTATTCTCCTTAATTATCCGCAATACAAAACACACGACACAAGTTTTACGCCTGTATCGCTATTACCAATCGTAACTTTTCCAATCGTAGAACTTCTAATGATGTCATCTGATTGAACTTTAGCTGTGCCATCACCATTAGACTCAAGCAAATCACCACCAGCGCAAGCACCAGTTACCTTGATAGATCCAATACCTAAAGAATTAACAAATACTTTACCTTCTGCGTTGATTTCACCTACAACGCCATAGACTCTTTTATCTGCAACAGAATCAGAAATTTTTACTTTTGCGTGATCTGTTCTTGATTGCCCAGCTTTTGGGCTAGACTCTTGTTGACCTGTTTCTGGATTTAGTTGGGTATCAGAGTAAACGTCTAGCTCATCAATCGTGCTTACCACTGTGCCTTTAACTGTATCAGTTGCGATGCCTGAGCTTTCGTGCCGCCCCGCAAAACCATTTAATGAAACGGTAGACCCAGAAACAGAGATATTGCCTTCGTTGTTATTTGCTTGCCGAAATTGAATTAAATGACCATCAGAAGTCTGTCTGTTTATGTATACAGGAGAATTAGTATCAGTGGTTTCTGTATTGACTGCGGCAAAATAATGATGTCCACCTGATTGCAAATTACTAAAAGATGACCCCGCACTTGTTAAAGAATCAGTCGACTTACCAATACACACAGCATCATTAGCCCCGTCAACAAGAAATGCGTATGCTTGGTCATCAGACTCAACGCGGAAGTCAACAGCAACCCCAGTGTCATTTATAGTTACATCGCCAGAATCCGCAATGATGATACGTTTGGTACCTTCATCGGTTTGAAAGCTCAAACCGCCAGAGCCTGACGCGATAACGTCTGACAAAAACACGTTGCCAGCAAAGTTAACCGCGCCAGCACTATCTATGCTTACTTTTTCCGCTGTCCCAATCTTAAAACTATGGCTTGCCGCTCTTGTTTCTGCGTTCATATACGCAGCCGCAGTTAGGTCATAATGTTGGATCAGATTTGTGTCTGTGCTGATTTCGGGGAAAAATTGTATGGTGGCATTGCCGCTATCACTAATGGCAAATGTTGCACCACCCGCTGATGAATGACCTACGGTGACGTTATTATTCCCAGCATCGACAAGTAGCATATTTGCGTTGCTATCAGACTCAATGCGGAAGTCTAGGTCAACGCCATCCTCGTTAAAAACTACAGAGCCATCTAATTTTAGATGCTCTATTTCAGTAGAAATAAACTTTAACGCTGTTGGAACAGTGCTGCTGGATGTCCCATTTTGTGTAGCAAGAATCTGTGCGCCTATATCTGCCACTGCTGATGTATTCACGCCTGTAAAGCGAATATCACCTAATACATCACCACTGCTCGTAGCCGTATAGTTACCGCTAGTGGCTGGGGTTTTCATAAAGTTTAAAATGTTCGTATGAGCATCTGTTGCAGAGCGAGTGAATAAAGATAAACTCGCACTTGCTGATACGGCATTTACATTTAACGCCCCGCCTTGCGCCTGTTCATCTGTTCCTACATAAACAAAATCACTTCCCGCGTTAACGCCAAACATATTGGCTTGGTTATCAGACTCAACGCGGAAGTCTAGGTCAGCGCTGTTATCGTTGAATACAGTTTCTCCACTGTTAAAAAGCGCTCTGGAAGTGCCTTGTGTGCCAGCAACAACAGTTGCAATCTCTAACCGACCATCTTCTGTGCCCGACGAAACATCTACGGCTCTAGCTTCTATTTGCGCATAGTTGTGCATGACCAGATCAGCGTTATCGTTTCTGAAACGAATCACGCCCATAACGTCACCATCTGAAGGTACGTTACCAGCGTCTCTAGTTAAATCTAAAATTGGGCCTTCACTACCGTCCGTGTCAGTACAAGCAAGAACAAGGTTTACACTGTTGTCTGTAGTTTGTACGTTTAATGTGCCACCATGATCTGTAGCAGTTCCAATGTTTACATGGTTAGCTCCAGCATCAACA